TGGTGTTAGCCTCAGTAAAGAATGCTCTGTCAAGTGCAGTCGCAACAGTCAGAACATGATTGTTAGCACGTCTGTTGAGAACATCGTCAACAGAGTAAAGTCTTACGTCCTTGCTTTCCAGTTCCTCAACGATCTCCTTATCCTGATCGATAGCAACAGTAACGGGCTTTGCCTTTACAGCGTCACCCTTACCCGCAGCTCTTGCAGTACCATAAGATGCAGAGGTAGCATTCACGAAACGTCTGCACTCAACCGTACCGGAAACAGGGTCGCCGCTCAGATCCTGGTTCTTGAGCTTGTAAGAAAGTGTAGCTTTCTGGATATTCTCGATAACAACGCCGCTCAGTTCGGCAAGGTAGTCATGCGCTACGGGATTGCTGTTATCGATGAGAATGTTTAAAGATTCGATTTTCGACATAAAATCATTCCTTTCAGTTGATTATTACCAAACTTTAGGAATTTCCCTCTTTGTTTCGCCCTGCGGTTTCTGCTGACCGAGAGGCGCTACGAATGCAGGGGCATCGCCCTCAAGTTTGGACTGTTTTTCGGCTGCCGCCTTTTCGTCTGCTGTCTGATACAGCGTTGTGTCCTTAGCCTTAGCGGCTTTCATAAAATCGTCAAAGCCAAAGAAAGAGTTATCTTTCCAAGTCAAGCCGCTATCGGCTGACATAAGCTCCGACTCAAGAGCCGCCCTCGCATAAGGGGAGGTCACACCGTATTCATCGAGCTTTTTTGAGATCCAATCGCGCTGATCGCGGGCTGTGATCTGAGCCTTATAATTAGTTTCAGCGTCCTCAGCCTGTTTCTTGTACTTCTGGATCTCTGCTTGCATAGATTCGGGAGTAAGATCACCGAACTTGCCGAGCGTGTCATTTGCCGCATTGAGCTGAGTGCTGAGGTTATCACGCTCCGCTGTAATATCGCCATTACTCTTTGTGAGATCGGCTATCTGCTGCTGTAAAGGTGTTATGTCTTTACCGTGCAGTGCGAAAACGCTCTTTACCTGCTCATCTGTCAAACCCAGTGCTGTTAATTCTTCCGTTTTCATAACGAAATACCTCCTTAATATCATTAGGCTTTTTAGGACGTTGCCGTGTCCGATATTTGCTATGATAAGGCACATAGCCGCCAATAATGGACCATAGAGGACTTGAACCTCTGACCCACGGATTAAAAATCCGCTGCTCTACCACTGAGCTAATAGTCCTTAGCACCTACTCAGACGCTCTGTACGCCCTTTCGGTGTTGGTGGGTGTAATATCATGCCTTATGCCCTTAACCCTTGTCTGAGGGCTTGCCATTGCGCATCAGGCGTGAATATTTCGCATTCTCTAATCTGTCATATTGCTTTTTCAAATTATTCGCTTTGCAAAAATCGTTATATGCTTTCATGTGCTTTTTCAAGAGCGCTACTGACTTATCATAATCGGCTTGATACTTGTCCTTTTCTGAGGCAGGACAGTTTTTGAGAGCTGTTTCCCTGCCTACCACGTCTGCCTTATCGTGTCTAATCTTACGCTCTAAAGCTCTTTGTTTCTGAGAGAGGTCATAGGCTTTTTTATTTTCCTCTGAGTCGAAATGCTCATAGGGGTTAAAGCCCAGAGTACCGGGACCGAAACTGTGCCTGCAATTCCAGCCACATAAGCCCTCGCCACTGCCGTATCCGCACACATCGAAATTTGGTAAGCCTGCTGTCTTGCCCGTGCGGGAATATAACTTAGCTTGCCACCAAAAGTGATTGCCGGGGTTATGTCCTCCGTCACCGTATCGAGCGCCTAAATGCCCTGATACCTGGATAATATCATAATCGTTATCGATCATACCCTGCAAAGAGATATTGCCGCAAGCCTGAGCTGTGCCTGTCCTCACAGCTCTAAGCGTTGCAACCTCTATCGTATCTTTGTGATAGACATATTGACCGTTTGGTGCATCTCCATAGGTTACTACGAGTTGAGTTGTACACAACTCATTGACCGCCTGCCGCACCGCCTCTTGATATGATGTTGCACCTGTTACAGTTTTCATGTGTGCCTCATCAAGCAAGCGTATAAACCTCTGTTGAGAGGAATGTGCTGTTGTTCGCGTGAAATTGTGGAAAGTGCCATAAGTGCGCTGCATAGTATCTTGCATTATCTGCACCATACGCGGCAACTCATTGATTGGTAAGGTCTTTTTACCGTTCGTCTCATAGATCTTACGGTCAGCATTCCAAGCTGTGATACCCGCATCCTCAAAGATAGCCGCTATTTCTCTATCGGCTTTGCCTGTCCACGTTGCTAACTTCTTCTGCACCGCTTCATAATGAGCATTCGTTTCACGCAGTAATTCTATTTGCCATATATCCGTCTGAGAGAGCTTAAAAGGATCATTATGCTTTATTCGTGCCATGAGCCGCTTTATAATGTCTTTCGTGATAAAATCGTTCAGATCATCAATAAAGGGCTGCATTGTTTCAATAAGCCTGTCAATTTCCTCCGGGGTCAGCATTAGTCCTCACCGCCTCCGCTTGATAACTGTTGCTGAAATAGCTGTAATTCCATATCAGCCATTTGCGCCTCTGCTATCATAGCCTTAGCCTCTTCCTCTGTCATTTTTTCAAATTTAACAAAATAGAGCCATTTAGGAATCCAACCCTGCATAGCATACAGCCTCCAATTGGCTTTGTCCTCTTCATAGCTGTATGTTATATCACCGAATGCGAAAGTCAACTCATACTCACCGAGCGGACACAGGTTCATTAGTGTAGCTATCTTGTCAGCGCCCTCAATAGCCTGTTCAAGTGCTGCCTGTAGTGCATCTCGATCATCCTTGATAGTCTGGATAGTGTCCCTATCATCGCTCTCTATCTGTGTTGCTGTTACCATGCCGCGCTGACCGTCTAAGACGAATACACCCTCAGAAAATCCGCACTTGACACCTGCCATCGACAGATTGAAGTTAATATCCCTCAAGCGCTGTTCGGTCAAGAGTGTTGCAACGTGTTCCTTGATAGAGCTGTTACCACTATCCTCGATACCAATACCAAGCTGCTGAACAAATCGGGGGAGTTTGAAATTTCGGTTATCCGCACTGCGCTTTATCGTCTGACCGATAAACGTCATGTGCCTGCTGTCCTCAATCTCATCATCTTTTCGGGAGATACCTACGTCAATAGCTTTCAGCTCTGTGATAGCATTTGCAAATATTGACATTCCGAGAGGTGAGGTATCATCAATAGTGTTACTGCCTGGTATGCGATAGTACGCAAATAGTGGCTTAGTCAGTCCTCTGATATATGTTTCGGGCTGTAAGTGCCGCCATATCTTGACCTCTGACAACGGTATAGGTGTACCAAGTGTTGCGTTACCGCCTATATCTGTGCCGTTACGGTAGGCTTTATTGGATACCTGGTACAACGATTCACCCTCAACATCAACAAACCGGTGATATTCAAGGCGGGTATAAGTGTTATTGCCCTCAACCGCCTGTACTGCGAATATTGCCCCCGTGATTTCTTTGTTACCGTCAACCTCAGTGACACCAAAGTTACCGGGGAGAACAAAGTCCCAGCTTTCACCGTTCCAACGTATCATCATACCGCCGAGCCTGTCAGCCTCGCATATCTTTTCAGGCAGGCGCTTGATAAGATCGTCAACTATAGTCTGCAAGTATTCTGACCTTGCCGAATTACCACTAACATTTATTCCTATATCAAGAGTTGTCAGCTTTGCACGAGTATCAGCTATAAATTTAGCCATATTGACGGTTTTAATGCCGTCCTCGCTGCTTACCCAGGGGGCTTTACCCTTAGAGATATTATCCCATGCGGTAAGCGCATTTTGCATTTGTGCTGATGATATGAGCTTTACATTAAATTCGCGCCCTATATCAGATGTTGTTGCACCAAACAAACTGCTCAACCTCCCTAACAGGCGCGTAAATATACTCATATCATCACCGCCTTTATATTTCAAACATCAATTCGTCTCTTAGTATCGTGTAACAAAAATACCTCAGTTCGTCCATAGCGTGATCGTTTTCCTTGATAACTGCATCCACGCTTGTATCTTCTTTCCATGAGTAGCTGTCAAACTCTCTGAATGTAGATTTACAGCTATCGTGGAATTTGAGTACCCCTGCATTGAGATATTTTGTAACTGTCTGTATGCCATTAAGCACGTCATTGATAGCTTTTCTCACGTCATACTCACTGTATTTGAGTATCGTTTCAACCATAGCCGCCGCTGAGGGATCTATGATAATGCACTCTATCGGATAGTCACCAATGAGCTTTTTCAGCATTTTATAATACTGTTCATTATCAACTCTCTTAGCGCTGCCGCCCTTGTAATACAGCTCTTTGATTTTAGTTGCTGTACGGGCTGTCGGATCGTAGTCATACAGTCCTGCCGCAAAGGGGTTTACTGTACCGTAGTCAACCGCCACAAAGTACCTGTGCCGCACATTGTAGGCAGGCATAGCAGTGATAACGTGCTTTTCCTTGTCGAACATCGGGTATACAAGACCCTCAGCTCTTACCCAAAGACCAAGTATGTAACGGCGATAGAACACGCCTGTATACATATTCTCATATCGGTTTTTGATCTCAGCCGATAAGCTGAGGTTATCATCCATCGTGAAATGAAGATATAAAGCGTTTTTCTGCTTACGCTTTAAGATCCATTCCAGGTAAAACCAATGTGAGGGGTTTTCGGGGTTACAGTTGAACCAAAACTTAGATCCCATAACCGAGCATCGAGCCAAAGCCTGTTCAACAAAGGACCTTGCCATAAGTGCGACCTCATCAAAGAGAACACCTGCAAGCGTCATGCCCTGGATAAGAGAGTAACTGCTTTCGTCCTTACCTCCGAAAAGGTAATAAACATTGGTATGACCGCCGCCCGATATAATGAGTTTATTTTCGGTACGCCGTTCAACTATCGTGTATAAGCCCTCAAGCCATAGCGGCAGATGTGAAATAACATTACGCCTCAGCGCCTCTATTGTCTTGCCGCATATAGCAAATAGCTGTCCGTTATACCGTGACATAGACCAATTGATAAAGCCTATGGACATTGATAGGGTCTTGCCTGATCTGATAGACCCGTCACAGATAATTGCGTCATGGTCTTTTAGATTCGGGCGATTCCACCACGTCAACGTTATCATCTGACGTTTCCCGAATTTCTGGAATGTCATCTACGTCAACCTCCTGTGAGCTGCTTGCCTCTATCATCTCAAACAAGTTATTATCCTTATCGTCTCCCTTTGCTGTACCAAGCTCACCGATAGAGTCAAGGTATAAAGCTATTGCCTGAGTATTGCCCGTTTGAGCCATTTTCACAAGTGCGTCAGCGATCTGGAATTTCTGTGTTAGTTCTTCATCGGGTACACCAAGCTTTTTCAGCCTGTTCCTCACGCGCCCGTCCTTGATAGGTAAGCCCGAATACAGTAATAGCAGATCTGCCATAGCCTGCCGCTTTTTCCGAGCCTCTGCACAAGCCTTGCCGCCTGCTGACTGTATAGCGCGGGCTTCATCTTCTGGACGATCCGCAAGGCTCACTAAGTTCTTATTCTGCGGTCTGTACTTGCTATCGCCCACGCTTTACACCTCCCGCGTTTATTTCTTTTTTGCGGGCGGCTTTTTAGTGCTGTTTCCTGCTTTATTGCCGCCCTTTGTCGGCTTGTTCATCTGGTTTGCAAGGGCTTTGCTCTGTTCTGAGGTGAGCTTAGAAAGTTTAGCATCATACTTGTTCATGTTCTTTTACCCTCTCTTATTTATTGGTTCTTGTCGCTCACTATAAGCGCACTTCTGTCAATGACATTGTAATAAGTTTCATTGCCCCACTGCTTTTCAGATATGACATTATACCCGCGTATCAAAGCAAACTGACTCAAACTGTTTTTCCAACCCTTGCTGCCTCTCTGAGCGGAGAAACCAAGTGCTTTCCTTGTCTGAGGGTGCGTCTTGATATACTGATCGTACTCATTCGAGAGCTGCTGTTTAGATATAACCTTAGCATTTGGGGATAGAATACCCTGTATCGTAGTGTGTCCATACATCTTTGAACCGCTACGGGAATCACTAAAGTAAAGACCATCACCGAGTCTGCCGTCACCGAGATAAGTAAGATCTCCGTGCCTGAGCTGATCGAGCATATCACCGCCCGTCATTACTACGCTACCGGGGAGTGTAATATCATCGACTGACCTGTATATAGGCGTTGCACCTGCTTTTATCATCTGCTGTAACTGTGCATCTGATACCACCTGCGGCTTATCATTAA